AGTCTGTACACGATGGTTGAGAAACGTTGGGCCGGAATGCACAGCGACCCCCCCCTCGGTTTTCCCGATCGGTCATTCCGCGTCCACAAGGCTGTCTGGGAAATCAGCTATCGTAAAGAGTTCGTTCTCTGATGCTCTACATGAAGCCGGTTTCCTACGCTTGCACGAGGCGATTAAGTTAAACAACAATCGAGTTGCTTCCACCGTTTTGCAGTTTGCCTCCCGTGGTTGTAGGAATTTCCCCCCCGTGATGGTGAATCTGGCGCGTCGATCATACACTTCAAAGGTTACCCACGGGCTTGGGAAACTGAATCTTCGTGTGAAGGAATTGACCCTGGAAGAGGCGATCGCAGGTGACCCCAAACACGCGTTCATTAAATCCATGGCTCTCAACAAGGCCTACGGCGGAGGCCTCCCCGGGAAGAAATCGCGGTTCACTTATCTCACGGCCTTACCTCAGGATTTCTATGCTGATGAATATGATGATGTGACCGTTACGGAAGGTTTCATTAGTGGTGACGTCCTCAGTCGCGGCTCTGAAGACTCGTCGTGTGGCGCTGTGGTCGAGGGTCTTGAGATGCGTGTTTTCGATTTCGAGACCATTGAGAAGGTGAGGTTTATCCTCGGCGAGTGGAACATGAACAGAAGTTGCAACGGGGTGTACCATTTTGCCATCAAGGACGCCCCGGGTGTGATCGGTTCCAACAAACCAGCACGTGGGGTTTGTTCTATCGCGCTCCCTTTTCACATTGCCCACACCACGATTTTCGGTTCCGTCGTCGGTCACCTCCGTTTGGTCCCCTTTGTGTCCGGATGCTATGAGGGAATCGATTACCGTAGCAAGGATTGGGACGACATTGCCCGGTATCATCTCTCTCTCGGCGACGTCGTGTATTTTATCGACCTGGATACGAAGAAAATGGACACTTCCCTCTCCACTCAGGACTTAGAGATCACCATCGATGTCCTGGCCGACGTCGCCCAAGGTCTCGGAGCGAGCAAAGAACAGGTCAGGAAGATGCGAACAGCCGGTCGAGACATGAGTCTCCCTGTGGCCAATCTCTTCGGAGAGTTGTTGTTCATGCCTATGAACATGAGCGGGAATAAGCTCACCATCACGTTCAACAACATTTCTGGCGTCCAGATCAGACTTCGCTACGCCTACGCCGCCTTCCGTATCCACGAGCAGATCCATCCCGGCTTCGAAGGCGCCCTTTCCGACACCGAGTTTTCAGACATTGTCTCCTATATGGAGACATCTCTGAGCCCAGATTCTCCCATCCTGGATGATTTCGACACTTTCGTTCGCGTCGGTTCCATCGGCGACGACTGCATGGTGAGCACGACGATCAGGGAATTCAATATGTCTTTCATTTCTGGATTTTTCCAGCATATGGGCGTGACGATCACCGGATCGAGCAAATCCGACTCCACAGAGGACAACCTCCCCTTACGCGAACTGGCTTGCTGTCAACGAGGTTTTCGCTGGTCGGATGAGTG